ATTGTACAAACGGAACTCTTGTACGTCACTTATTGTTAATGTATCTGTAAATGTCTTTGCTCCTCGGATAACAAGCTTGTTACTCGGAAGATCACGTTCAACACCATCTGCTCCATCTTGTAATGAAGTGTCACCTCTATAAGATAATTGAGCAATGTAACTAGCTTGGTTTTTCTTAGTTACATATACACCGATTGTTCCAACTGTCTCTTGAATGTTAGAGTACACATTTAATGCACGGGCTGATCCGGATACTTTAATATCAGCATAAACTAGTCCGCGACCTTGATCATAATATGTACCATCATTATTATAATTAAATCCTGTATTAATATACCAATATCCGCCGACTGCATTAGTTGTAGCAACTGTTGCTTGTTCTGTATAATCTCCAACTACGTCTGCTCCATTTACATATAAAGTTCCAATTAACGGAAATATGCCATTTGTATCTTTAATATATATTACTGCACTATCAAGTCTAGTGCCTACATAAAATACTGTGCCGGCACCGGTATCAGTTGTTACTGTACTACCTACAGTCGGCAATGTTATAAAAGCTTCAACAAAAAATACATGATCAATTTTTTCAACAATAGTATGTTCTGCATCAAGGAATTCTGGTGTTATTTCAGAAATATCACCATCAAACGGAAGATAATTAGCTAATGTAGGATATGTATAACTCCGTCTGTTCCAAGCTAACCGTAATAAATCTCCGGGCTTTGTACCAATGTACATATCTTTTGGAGCACGTACTAACAAGTGGTTTGTTATGTTATTTTGTAATCCTGGATCTCCTGAAACTAACAAGTTTATTGTTGTACTATCAGCATCTGCTTGGCTTGCAATGTTTACATATGTGTCAAACGTACTAAATCCTTGGCTTCCAATCTGTGGAAGGATTTCTCTGTTAGCTTTCCACAAGCTCTCTCTATAGCGCACAATATCACTCTTAACATAAGTTGCATCGCTTTGAAAGTCAAATGTACTTAGGCTTGTATTTGCATCTGTTTTATATGCTAATCTAGTCTTAACACTACTTGCTTGCGGGACACCTATAATAAGATATTCGCCATCTGGCGATACTGCAATACTTTTTCCAAAGTCTGCATTTGTCTTACTATATAAGTCATCGTTGTCAAGTGATAATTCTTGATCTAATATTAATTCAGACTGTTCTCTAGTTCTTCTATAAACTGATACTTTGCCGTTAACATCGTTAGGCGATGATACAAAAACATTATTATTATTTTGTGTTACTGCAACACTATCACTAAATCCTTGATCAGTACTATCATACAATGCTGGATTTGTGATTGTATGCTGATTTAAATAAACAGGATTATTTTCTAATACTGCCCACTCAGCACCGTATGTATCAATCCATAACTTTTGTTTATTGTAAAGTTCTTGATTAATAAATGAATTTAGTGATTCTACAGTTGGTACTCTAACTATTCTTAATTTTGATAGTGTAAATGATTCTTCTTCAAAGTCTATTATTTCGTTAGTTATTGGAACTTGGATTTGAATCTTATCTAAGTTAATACTATCTACTTCATATATACCATTAAGAGCATATTGATTTGCTCCGCGTACACTAATATACTCGCCTACACTTAAAACTTGGTCTGCCCATTTATCAAGTGTTAGTTCTACTAACTGTAGTCCACTTTCTGATACTCTAGCTATAGCTGTTAATGCTGATGTTATGTTAGCTTTAGTTTTTATTAACTGTAATACTGACCAGTCAACAGGATTAATTATACCGCCTTGTGTAGTGCTAGTATCAGTTACCCATATAGTTGCTCCTAGAGAAATTTGGTTACTATCAATAGACGCAAGATCTATAATGTTGTTAACAACAAAGTCAACACTATTTTCGTTTACATATCCAGCAGTTCTAATATATTCATTAGCTAATGTTTTGGTAGGAAACGGTGAGTGTGTATATCCTTCTGGCTTATCGTATACTTCATTTGGAAGTATTCTATAAATCTTATCAAAGTTTGTTGCTGGTAACGAGCTTAACAATTCAATTGCCTGAGGTGACTCTTGCATTTTATCTTGCTTTAAGTTAAACTCTACTTGCTGTACATCATCAACTGCACCATAACGACCAACTTGTATTGCCCATTCTTCGTAAAATTCTAAGTTATCAGCAGTATTGCCTAGTGCATCAAACAGTTTAGTAAACACATTCATTGTGCCTTTGTCTGCAATTGCGCCTCTGTAGAATTTAAACTGACTTACATCATCATTAATAATGTTAGCAAGGTACTGGCGCTTTTGATAACCTATTAAATGCTGTGCCATCTTCTGTTGTTCAATATCAAAGCTATCTGAATCTAAATCATAAAAGTCTGTAAACTGTGTAATTTTGTAATCAAAGTTAGTCATTAACTGTGACTCAGGCTTTTCACTTAACTGATACCAGTTAGTTGAATTAAAGCTCTGTGACCCTGTAGCATTTATTGTTGCCACATAGTAATATTGCTTGTACTTTACAATATCGCCGATCTTATAATCTTTCCACTGGGCCCAATCTGTAAAGCTTGCATCATCATATATAAATCCAGGGATATTTAATCCGCCATTCCAACCATCGGATCTGTAACCATTAACACGGATTCGCTCTTGTCTATATCCTGTACTTGGATTGTAGATGCTGTCATTAAAATCTGTTTTATTGTCTATTAGTAAAACGTGTTCCTTTTGTACTAACGGAAGTGATACATGATATAATCCTTCGTCAGTTCCATCTACTTGAATTCCAAAACTATTTTGGTCTCTTAATAAACTGTTAAACTCAGAGCTTAGGAACTGTCCATCTGCTTTAAATATATTATAACCATAAAACTCATCTTTAATATTATCAACTACATAATATTCTCTTTTAAATTCTAATAAGTTTGCGCCTGGGCTTAATGCTATTAACGCACTCTTTGCCCAACCTTGAGTTGTCCAGAACAAAAACTCTTTTGCAGAGCTTGCCCAGTTTTCAACTGCATTTGATCCTTTAATAACATTTTCAAAACTAAAGCCTAGCTGTGCTTGGCGTTGACTATATCCTAAAATAAAGTCAACTACTTCTTGAGCAGTGTTGAGTCGGGCGCCATACTGTAATGTTTTAAGTTCGCCAAAGTCAAAGTCTCTTTTAAACTCTGCTGTTACTCCGCCAGCAAGTGGTAAAGCAGGTAACCTAACAATATCAGTAAGATCAAAAGATGCTCCGGATGTAAAAGAGTTAATAACTCTATAATAAGCACTATTGTTTAAAAGTACTTCGCCACTAACATAAGAAGTATTACTAGACCATTCATTTACTGATTCCGAGATGCCGCCTACCGTTACTACTGCTTTAGTAGATCCTATGTGCGGTTCATAATATTCAAAGTAAGGCTTTTCTAAATTGTATCCTCTTAGAACATATCCTAGTTCAGCTCGTTCTACAACCAAGCCGCTATAAATTGCAAGCTCAGTGGGGCTACTAGTATTTAGAAATACTTGATAGTTTTCTTGCGGAACAAAAATTCCGCCTTGAGTTTGTTCTTGAGTTGGTGACCTACTGTCAAGTATTAAATTAAACTTTTGTTTGCTTGTAAAGCCTGCAACTTTTACACCCAATTGGTTACTAATTGTAGCTAACTCAGTTTGGTATCCTGTGTATACTGTTAATATATCACTTGCTACTAAGTTATAAATGTAGTTTACTAATCCAGCAGTAATAGTACGTGTTGCTGATTTAATAGTATTTGGTAATTTTAAATCTTTAATAACAATAGGTGCGTTTGTTTCTGTATTAACCCACTGCTTTGCTAAGTTCTTAGTTATTCTTGAAACATCAAAACCTAAACTCATTGTTTTTGCAGGTTTGTTTAATAGCATAGCTGTTAATACTGCAAAAGGATATTCTGAATTCCTGCGCCATGCATTTTCAACTGGAGCAGCGTCACCAAACTTAAAGTTTTGTGTTGCACTTTGTATTTGGAAGTTCTTAGCATATCGGCTATCTAATGGTGATAATAGTTTACCAATACCATCAACCGGAATAAAACTAGTTAATCCAGGGCGGGCATATTTAAGATCAATTTTAGTATTAGTAGGATCAGCAATACGACCTTTTTCTAAGTCTTTCCAAAGTACTAAGTTATCGCCTGTATAAGGAGCTGGACCATACACTGTATTCCACCAGTTTGGTTTAGTTGTTATACCAAGCATCTCCCAAGGATGACTGTGAGGACGATCGGTATCAAATGCTCGTATATATAAGCCTCTCCAGTGTCCTGGATTTATATTACCGTCTGGAGAAGTAGTATCTTGATAGTTAAATGTCCAATTGTTGGTTCTATCATAAAAATTATTATCAGTAAACGAAATATTATTTAAATTTTGCTGTATCCATTGCTGGAAGTCGCCAAGCATAGTAGTATCAATTTCAAATTTTGTGAATTCGTTAGTTCTAAACTCGCCACCGATAAAAGCATTAACATCTAATCTATCAGTTGAATAGGCAGCTTTAATATTGTTAAAAATTCTTTTTTCTAATTCAAGTAGCAATTCGTCTCTAAAATCTTTGTACGCTTTAATATAACTGCCGTCGTGACCTCTAATAAAAGCAACGCCTATTGGGTAATCAACTATTTCAACGTTATCATTGCCGCCTAGTGTTGCACCTGTTGTTGGTATGTAGAATATTTTATTCATTCCATTAAACGTATATGACTTAGATGTTGCACCTGCGCCAGCCGCAATTTTGGTAGTATACACTGGATGGAACCAACCTCTAGTGCCAGTTGCTTCGTCTTGAGCATATACTTTAAACGGACCAGTAGTTTCTGGTTCATCTGCAAGTACAGTGTCGTCAATTGTTAGTTCTGGATAATACTTAGGATACAATCCTAACTTAGTAGGCGTTGGAGCAATAAAACTTCCGTCAGTTAATGCATACTCGTATATTTCAAGTAAATCATTTTCTTTTTGGTTTGAACTTACTGATATATATCCAGCAGTATTAAAGTTATAATCTTTTTCGTGTGTTAATTGTAATCCGTTTAAATAAACAATTACACTTTCTGTACTAAGACTAGTTAAGTTGAAATTATTAGTAATTGGATATTCTGTTGTTCTAATATCTAATATAGTGTACGTTAGTTTATTAGCTGCTCCTGATGGAAGCATATCAGAGAAGTAAAACGGTTGTGATGTTAACTTATCAGCATTAATTTCTTTTAATATTTTATCTACGTGTCCTTTAACTGGACCATCGTATCCTAAGTTTAAAGCAGTATCTAAAAATGTCTTTTTAAATCTTGAATATTCTCTTTTAGAATATTTTAATGCCTTTACAATATTATAACTTTTATTAGTTACGTGGTACAGCGGCAAGTTGATTGGGCCGCTGTGTTTAACAAAGCGTTTGCCATAACGATCTAAATCGCCTAAGTCTCTTAGGTTACTTGATCCAAGATATACACCATCATAGTTTGGAATATCTTCTAGCATACTGTCGACATGGTCAACTACTTCGCCTAATGTAAATTGATTAACATCATCGTTCAAAGGATTTCGTTCTAAGTTATACGGAAACTCGTAATATCCATTAGAATTTTTAATAGCTTTACTGTCTGTTTTAATTTTGACAACATCGCCTTCTTTTAAATCTGTATTAAATAGAACAGATACATTAGCAGCAGTTTTGTCAAGGGTATATGATGTTGCAGCTATTTGTAATTTATTATTAACAAATACTATTACCTGTAAATCAGATAAACTACTAGAATCTTTATATACATCAATTACAAATTTATTAGTCTGTAAATCAGTTGCAGCATATTCAGATATAACATATTGCTTACTTTGATACGGTGTATTACTAAATCCGTTTACATAAGAAAATGCAGTAAGTGATTTATATTTCTTTAAATAGCCACTATTAATTTTATGTGTTATTAAGTCAGTTTCTGTTTGATAGTGGAAAGTGTCATTTAAAAGATTAAAATCAAAAACAATATCGCCTGTATTATTTAATGTTTTATAGTCAAGCGCAAACCCTAATTCTTTGTCAACTGTACCTGTGCCAGTAGCGTAAGAAAATATCTCAGTGCCAGAAAAACTAGTCGATCCGTAGTAAGTAGTGTCACTAAAGCTATTACCATTTACATCAAACACTTCAAACTTTGGTGTTTGGTTGCGAGTTGTTTTTTCTTGTGCGGCAGTCCACTTTGCTCCGTGGTAATGATAACTTTTACCTGCATTTTTTACACCTTGTGTAATTAGCACTGTTTCGAGATCAATAGGTAATGTATCAGTAGTTTCAATTAAACTAATTTGCCTAACATTTCCAATTTCAACAAATTTAACATTATATATTTTTCCGCTAACTTTTGGATCAATATCTGCTGCAAACAAAATACGCATGTTATCTGAAAGTGCAACGCCGTCAATGTTATACCCTATTTGTCCTTCAATAGTACTAAACACATCTGTAGTAAATGTATCAATTAAGTCAACATCCTGTTTGGCATATGCTCCAAAGTTGTTTAACTTTAGTCCTGCTTCAAACTCGATAATTGGGCGTAATGCACGGGCTGTTTCATCAACATCTCTTGGTAACTTATTAAGTTCAAAACTTTTTAAAATTACATCTTTGTGGTGCCATTTATTATAACGACTCCATGCATTTCTATCTGGAGTACTTCTGTTGATAACAATATAATCTTTATTTGTTGCATATGCAGTGGCATCAGCAAACGGTAGTATGTCAAAGTTATCAGCATCAAACGCTACACTTTTACTGTCACTGTATGCAGCTGGAATAATTAAGTTTTGGTCTTTAATTAATACAATTTTATCGCCTACACCTTCAACGTACCAATCGTTAGTTTCGTATATAGCAGGTAGTACATCGCCTTGGAATTTAACTTTCATTCCGTTTGATAATGCAACACCGTTTGCACTAGTATACGTTTTCTTACCTATAATGTCTGCTGTAACATTAAGGAATGCATTTTCTTCAATGTCGTAAACTTTAATATAGCTACTTGTATCAATAGAATTTTCACTAATGTAATATAGTATATCAGGAGCGTTTGATGGAATGGTAAATTCAATTGTTCCTTCTTCAACATAACTAAGCATTGTAGCGTTGCCGTCTTTATCAAACGTTGTTATACCGTCAGTATACAATGTACTAACATTAGTGTCAACAGTCGTGCCTGGAGTAAAAGTTCTACTAAGGGCAATTGACAACGGATGTCCAGGAGTGTTTATTTCAAAACGGTATGTTTGTCCACGGTAAAGTTTTAACGTTGGATTAACTGTTAAACCATCGTTGAATATGTAAGCAATATTATCGCCTTGGTCTTCAGTAGTTACAGTGTATGTGCTAACAACATCTCTGCTCTGTCCTCTAACTTGTACACTAAGTGGACCATTTGGCATCCAGTAGTACTCGCGGAAGTTTACAAATTTGTCCCAATCAATATTTGGGTTCCAAGCATATGTTTCTTGACTGTTTAAACGACTGTGATTATCTGTGTTTGCGCCAAATACATTAAGTTGGCCTAAGTAGTCATTATAGTCTTTATAAAATGTTACATTTTCATAGTTGTCTTTAATAACTGTCGCAGGTTCTAGCTGGTAGTTAGTTCTATCAGCAGTTACATCATCAATATAGTTGTCAGTTACTTTATATGCTTTAGCAGTTGTTCTGCCATAATAACCATTTACCTTTTCCGCAACGCCAGGCTGTATAAGTTGATCAAGTGTGCCTTGTAAAAACTTTTTATTAGCTTGAGTTCTAAAGAACTTTGGTAAAAAATCACTTGCAGTAATTTTATTATTCTGTCCTGGAACAGGTAGTGCGCTTTCGTTTTGATCATTCTTAGCCATTAGTAACTATAGCCTCCACCGTTAGAACTGCTGTTTGAACTGCCACTTGATCCACTACTTGTTGTAGCTGTAGTTGTTGTTGTACTTGTAGTTGTTGATGCACTGCTTGTAATCCCTGCTGTTGAAGCTGTTGCCACTGTATTAAGTACTGTGCCACTGGCTTGTAAATTTGTTGCAGTAATCTGATCTATTGTTTCAATATCAGTCACTTTAGCTGCACTTGCAAATATTTCATCTGGCTCACTTTTTATTTCAAATAGGCTACCAAACGATTGTGTAGTTTGGCGCGGTACTATTAGTATACTTACCAGTTTAGGAGACAGCTGATTTATAATATAAGCACTAAGCTCTTGGAAGTAAAATGTTTCTCCAAAGTCCCAATTTTCAATATCAAAGAATTTATTAATAGCTTCGATAATGTCTGATTTAAGTTCATTGTCATTAATAACTATATTTGCATTTTTAACAATTTTAAATCTAACTTGCAAATCAGGTGTTGCTTTGTCACCAAATAATACTTTATACTTTACAGGATGATAAATTATTTCATCACTAATACTTTTTATTTTATTAATTTCAGTTCCGTAGCTTCTAAATAATTCATCATTACTTGGCGGCTTAGGCTGTGTTAAAAGTACTCCACTAATATACTGTTTTACCTGGGTGTCGTACGCTTTAGATAAAACATATGTATCAATAATATTACTTGCACTTGGATCTATTCTATATCCACTATCTGCAACATGGATGTAATGGAATTTTAAATCAGCGCGACCAAAGTATGCTTTATAATCTGTATTAATTTGTGTGTTGTTTAGTACTTTATTAAGCTTTCTAAAAATGCCTTCGTCAATTAAGTAAAATATTTGTCCTTCAAGACGTGTACTATACGGAGCAATAGCTGGTTCATTCTGTACTACAATTATTTCAGCAGTTGTGTTTGCAAAATATTTAAAATCTTCCACAGCATCTGTTGTTGTATATTTCTTCTGGAATATTAATTTATCTTTAGTTTGTATTGCTGTATTATCTTCGCCAACTATTTGCTCAAAAATATCAGGATCATCAACTACACCATCATCATCAAGGTCAATAAATTGAATTTGAATTTTACGACTATCTAAGTATCCTTCTGCGTCTCTATAAGCGTCAGTAATTGTCCAATTAAAGTCTCTAGTAAATGGAACTAGCGCGCCAGGCTGTCTGTTAATGTTTAATACATCAATCTTGTCTCTAACAATTTGCCCTGTTGATGGGTCATAAATCTTATCAGCACTATCAAAGAAGAATCTAATTTCCTCTGCACTTTCTATTACATATCTTAAATTACGATATGTAATTGTATATTTTTCTCCGTCTGTTTTAAAGTATAGCATCCAGCTTGCATCAAGATTTTCTGCTGTTATATCCCCAGCTTTACCTGTTGCAAATGCGCCAATTGTGTTAATGTCTTCTGCTAGTACAATTTTCCACTGTCTATCATACTGGTCGTAACGCAATGCAAAGTCTTTGTACTCAAACGCTTGATCAATTAATTGTGTTTTTATGTCGTTAATTAGTACCTTAGAATAATTAGGAATAACTTGTTCTAACACAGCGCCAGTTGGAATATAATCGCTTAGTGCAATAGGTGCAATTCCGTCTGCATCTAACGTAGTTCCGTCTCCGATAATAGATATTACTTTAGACCATTTATAATTTGTTTTACCTAAGTGGTCTCCTGCTGCGCCGTCGTCCATTAACGTACCGTCGGCCATAAAATGTTTGCCTGTCGGTGCAACAAACTTTACCATTGTTCCAGCTTCTAGTAAACGTAAACTGTTTGCAGTAAACGTACCTACTGTATAAGGATTTGCATCGATATCTTGTAATAGTCCTAATGTTTGGTTTGTACTAGTGCTATATTGGTTCCAAGACGCACTAAGATCACTAACAATAATTTTTGGGTATTTTGCAAGGTAGAAGTTTTGGGTGTTAATATTACTTAAAACTTTTTCGATAGTGTTATATATAACACCTTCAATGTCAGTTTGTGTTGCAAACGTAAATGATTGTTTTTCGGCAAATTCTTCTTTATAAATTACGCCGTCATCTGCAAACAAACTTGTATTTGAATACTTACCACTTGCATCTTTTAAGTCAAAGAATCGACTTATACCACTTGAAATTCTATTTGAACTTTTAGTTTTAATAATGTCTTGACTAATTGCCAACGGGCCAATATTATAATCTTCGCCAGTAATTAATCTATTTTGTGTATAATAAGTTGCAGGTGCATTTTGCTTAATTTCTGCATTAGTTTCTGATGATGTGCCGTTAGACACAGTATAGTTTAATTTAAGTCCAAGTGTAAGTGTTTGTGCTGTACCGTTTCTTGACTGATAAGGTATATCAATACTTACTGTATTAATTGCACTAGGCGTTATTACACTTCTCACGTTACTACTAGATCTATAATATGCTCTAAAATCACCAGCCGGTAAATTACCAAATACACCGTCACTGAATACTAAGTTAATTCTGTCGCCAATACGTGTAGTTACTGCAAATACATCTCTAGTTTTATTAAACAAGCTATTGTAGATAACGTTGTTGCCTTCAGTAGAATCTATTTTTGTCCACTGGTTACTTTCGTAGCCGCTGCTGTTTACTGCAAATACCCAAACATCAGTATCATTAATATTTTCAGAATCAATTTGAATTGCTTGATTCGGCGTAGGGTTAGTTACACTAAAGTTTCCTGTTTCAAGCTTACCTTGACGGAAGTGCATAAAGAAGCCAGTGTTAGCACTGCCAGCGCCTTGTCCGTCATCACGGAATAAAAATGCAGGACTGTTACCTGGAAGCGGTGCTTCTTCAAATATTTCGTCTGTTGACATATCTGTGCTTACAATTTCAAAGCCCGTGCTTACACCTTCAATACGCTTAGTAAACGGATATATTGCTGTGCCAGTATTTGTAGCATTTAAGCGATATTTTTGTGTTTGTACATCTGCAATTAATGCAGACTTTAAAGGATTACCAATCGAATTAGATATCGGTAATGCTGAATTCATAATCTTAACAAACTGCTCAAAGTAATTTGTGTTAGTTTGGTCATTCCACTTAACAGTAATTCCTGCCATATTTAACCCGTTACTATCTAACAGATTTTCAGTTGTTTTAATTGTGTCAAATTTGAGCAAGCCGTTAGCTGCTTGGTTTCTGCGGGGATTGTAAGACAACATACGTGCTAGACGTAATACACTTTCTCTGCGTTCTGCTGTTTCAAGGAAGTTTTCACGAGCGTTTAAATCAATACGGAATGATAAGTTTTGCCCAAGGAAAGCAATCATATCAATTAGCGCAAGGTATTCACTCGATTCAATGTAATCGTTAAAATCTTCTGGATAGTTTTGACGCAAATAGTTAATCATTGTGCGTCTTAGATTATCAAAATCGTAGCTTTGGAAATCAGCATTCCTAAAGCTTTGGTATATTCTTTTCCAGTCCTCAGCTACTAAAAGCCTCGACTGTCGATCATTTGCAGACATATCATTTTCCTTGTTTACTAATGTATTTACCTGAAATGATAATGTGTGTATTTAATTTTTATTGCTGGAGTAGTCCGTTATCTTTGTCAAATCTGAAGCGTAACTGATCAGTTACACCGAAGGGTAAAAACGTTATAGCGCAATCAATTTGTATTCCTTGCTCATACGTATCAATTTCAATATTACTTGCTTGTATTCTGGGATCATAGTTAACAATGCGAGTAACATCATCAATAATTGCTTCTTGCACTTCGATAGTAAACGGTTCATATAAAATATCCCAAATAATAGTGCCAAATGTAGGATCACTTAATTTCTCAGTTTGGCGTATATGGAAGTGATTTATTAAGTCTTGTTTAATAAGTTCAAAGTCATATATACTAAAAGTTTTAGTATTTGCAACTGTAGAGAAACCCCTGTATGTTCTACCAGACGTTGCTGTCTGTTTAGGATTGGATATTGTAACTCTTTTGTATAGATTTTTTTCTAATTGGCTCATACTATATTTACCCTAATTATACCCTTAAAGAACCTGCTGGTTGTTGTGCTGCACTATTATCAGTTGGCTCTTGTTGTTTTATATTTTGTTTTGCTAGTAAAATTTCCTGTTCTAAACTTTTTAATGCATCAGCTTCTTCATTATGGAACCGTTTAACAACACTTGCTTTAACACCAGAAGTACTCCTAGCAAAATGCTTATTGACATTTCGACGCTCTTTATAAACTGCTCTAATTAAAGCAGCTTCACTTGGTTCAGTGAGAGATGGTTGGTTACCTGGATATCCAAGAGATGCAAGAGCATTGCGGAATACTTTTGCTGCGCCGCCAACTCCGTGTTGTATAGCACAAGACCACACAACATTTTGTAAAGTTGTAGAACGTAAATTACAGTCAAGAGCAGTTTTTCTTTTAATATTTCTAGCACCTGGACTATAGTACGCTAATACTGCATACTCGTGTTGTGCTTCTGCTGCTTCTGCTGTAGACATTACTTGTGCCCAAGCTGCTTTATATGCTTTAGTTCCTGCGCGGGCTGCTGTTGCTCCTCCTGCTGCGGATAATTGCGACTCTAAATTAGGATGTGCGTTTGCTAGCCAATTATGGAATTCGTTCATAACACCTACGTTTGCTGCAAGCTGATATGTTCCGTAACTAAATCCACCTGTACTATCCCAACCAATAGTTGCTGGGTTTCCTCTTGATTCGTATCTTGCGCTTAATGATCCTAATGCTTCTGTACCGTCAAAGTCAAAGTTGCTTGTATAATCTCCTTGTGGTACTGGAGTTTGGCCGTGTCCGGGTCCACCTGCACTTGATCCCGATGTAACGTTGCCGCCTGAACCGCCAACATACGCACTTGTTGTACGTCCTTGTAAGTTTTTATCAAACGTATCCGGAGTAACTACTCTATCTGCTGTTGGGAGTGCTCCTGGTGTTTCTCTATCTGTTTGTGTTTTCTTAAACGATAGCGGATCTAAGTTTTCATGGTGCGGCCAAGGCTCGTGCTGCGGTGCTCTTGCTAGTATAGATTCGTATCCTGATATTACACTACCTGGCTCAACACGCGGTAACGTGATTGTTTCAAGTGATTGTACTTCTTGCGAAGGATTTGCTATCGAAGCTGTTGGTCCATTCATATGCACATATGTTGCTGTTTCTCTATGCTCTTTAGTACTGTTAATATGTGTTGAGCCGCCTGCTGTTAATCTATTATCTTGACCTGTTTTAATATGCAAAAAATTATTAGTATCTAAATGCTGCGATCCTTTTACTTTTATATGTTGATCTTTTCCTACAGTAATTTTACTATTAGCTCCAACATGTAAATTAAAATCGTTAACAGATTCAATTTGTACTCTGCCAGTATCTTGGCCTTTTGTTCTGCCAGTAGCTTTAATATTAACATTTCTGCCAGCTTCCATATTAATATCACGTTCAGCAGTAATGTTTAAATCATTTTCAGTCATAATACTAACACTGTCTTGTGCATGAATATCAATTTTGCCATCACTAGACATTTCTATCCAAGTTGTTCCACGAGCGTTACCTATATAAATTAAGTCTTCGCTGTTATTCATTAATATTTGATGACCAGTTCTAGTACGTATACGGAATAATTCGTTTTGCGGAATGGTTCTATCACCGCCCTCTTCTTTATTTCCTTTGTTTTTATATATAGGAGGACCATCTTCTGCATGTGTGGCGCGAACAAATCTTTCATCGCCGTCGTCCATTACAAATGATGTGCCGCCAAGTCTATTAGACGGTACTGCTACTTTTTGTCCAGCTGTGCCTATTTCTGATTTAGGTGCTCCGTCTCTCCGATCCTTTGGACCAGGAGTACTAATACCAAATACCATACTAGGTATTTCTCGTCTTGCACTAGTTGTAGTTGTGCCGCGGGCTTCGTCATTTAACAACCCTTGAATTTCTAAGGATTCTGTAAAGTCTTTGTTGTAAGGTTTTTCAAAAAGTGTAGGATCAACCTTTGCGCCAGTTTCAATTGCTTTGTTATACTCGCCTACTGGGAGTTTTCTACCTTTTAAACCAGGAGGAGTAACACCTGTTGTATTTTGTGTAGATGCTTTGCCGTCAGGAACCATAAAGTTCATATAGTCTGCAGGTATACATCCAATCCAATAACCAAAGTTTGCATTGCCTTCTGCAAATATTACAAGTACCTTAGTACCTATGTCTGGAGGGACCATCCACATACCATAACTTTTTTGTGTATGTTCGTAACCATCGTTTGCTGTTAACGCTGAGTTTGGTGTTGTGCCGTAAAAAGGGCTTAAATATCTAACATTTAGTAGCTGTCCTGATTTTTCCGGAGTGCCACCCGCTTGAGTGTATTTTAACAATTCAACAGTAAGACCGCCCATATATCGACTGTCGAGGTTATTAACTACAATTGCTTCATATGGTCCTGAATCTTTAAATCCAGTAGTCATACCTGCTGATGTTCTTGTATAGTTTCCTGATGCCATGTTTAATGTAGTCCTCTAGTTATGGTGCTGTGAATAATTTCTTACCACTGTTAAAATCATACCTGTCAAATCCAGTACGCATTGGTTTATATGCATACACGCCTTCGGTTACTGAGGCTTCTGAAGAAGGTTTACCGTTTACTGGATTAACTGTTGTGTCTTGAGTTACAAGTTGAGGCTTAGTTGCTTCTGCAGCTGGTCCTGGGTTTGCAGTTCCGTCGGATACATTTGGATTTACATTTGCTCGTTCTGCGGCTCGTTTTCTTGCTTCTGCTATTACGTCATCCGGGCCTTTAACTTTAGGTGCTGAGCCTGCTCCTTTAGCAACTTCGTTTGCAGGTGGAACATTTGGTATACACGGTTCAAGCTTGAGTTTAGCCTTAGTATCAGGTTTAGCCCCTTGTGCCATAAATCTTATCTGTTCTGGAGTAGCTGTGTCGCCAACTTTAAGATTGTTAACTTGGTCAGCTATACCTACTTTTACTTCGCTACTAGTTACAGGACCTACTGCTTTAGGATCAGTTACTACTGTAGTTTCTACAGTATTTCCTGTAACAGCACTAGTAGTTTTTGTTACTTCTGTAACCGGTCTTGCATGGTCTACGTTTGGGTCAGGTACATAAAGCGGAACGCCATACCAGTCGTCATCAAGTAATACCGAGTTTATTGGAGGCCAAAGTGTTGCTGTAGAGAGAGATTCAATGAATAACTCATAACTTCCGTCATTTGTTATCTTCAGCTCACTAAGCTCAATACACAACGGTGTTATTCGCCAAAATTCCCAGTCAGGAACAACAACAAAATAATGTTTATTATTTGGAAATGGTACGCCACTATGGCGTTCGTGATTATTTATTATTATAATAACTCGAGGTTTGCCATCTTCATGAACAAACGCCTGATGATAGTTATCATACGCCACAAACCCGTCTGCGGTTCTCCAACCTTGGTCAGGTTCTGTAGTGACTGCTACCGATTCGTCTTCAGTTTCGCCGGTTGGTTCGTCGTCATCTATCTCTACCATCACCCAACTCCTTTAAGTAAGCTTTTAGCTTTGTCAGTTGCTGCACCGGAAACTGATGCTATGCTAGTCGATGCTATGCTATTTACAGCAAGTGAAGCTGTTACTGCATTAGTATTGAGTTGGTCGGTTGCAAGACTAGCTTGGAGACCAGTAGGAGTGTAACCTCCTGATGCAGCAACTCCAATGCCGCGTATTGCATCACTAGCTAGTGAGCCAACAGCAAGGCCGCCGGCGCCGCCTATTTTACCAGCTATTGCGCCAAATGCTACATCGCCTATTGCTTTTGGAATAATTTTACTTAGATCAAGAGCTTTTACTAGGCCAAAATCAACACCTGCAATTTCAGACGGTATAGCATTAGTAATAGCTCCCATCGCGGCAGCTTCAAGATCTTTAAATCCTGCTGATAACTTATCAGCTTCGTCAGATGGTATTGCTGGTAATAACTTTGTGATATCATCATTTGCTGGTGCTGGTATACAATCTATACCTTGATTTTGTGCTCCGACTGTTCCGTCACTAACTACTGTTCCCTTTTTAATTGAAGATTCATTACTAACTTCTACGTTAGATTTAGATCCTTCTGTAGCAGGATCATCTTGTCCAACACGCCTAACCATTTTAAGGGTTTGTGTGAATTGCCCTTTAGAGAAGTTATTAACCACTGCCCAAATATTGTACAACCCACTAAAGTTTTGTACTGTTTGCGGCATTTCCATAGTTGCACCTTTAACTTGGTAATCAAATGGTGTTTTGAAATTAACTACACAAAAAACTTGTCCTCTAGTATATATCATTGTACCGTCAGATCCTACACTAGGTTTATCTTTAGACATAGATGTGTAGTTTCCAGTCTGTTGTGGGATGAAGAACGGGTCTCCCATAATAGACATTTCAGCAGTAATCATGTCGGCTGTTAAATTTGTAATTCTATCATGAAAGTTTTCTGCAATTCTTGTACGTATGTCTAAACTATGAGATCCTGGAGATAAAGCAGTTTTAGTCTCTAGCTGGGTGCCGCCACCTGGATCGTTGTTACTTCCGGTGTTTTTTGGATCAGCAATTGTTGCTCCAGCATCCATATCTTGTTGTACTGTTGCCGTTGTACCAACGTTTGTATCTTGACGTGAACCCGAGTTCATACCTAAATCTGAAAATGCTGTTTGCTGAAATGCATTATTAAAGTTAATATCAAAAGCTAAAACATCTTCATTTTTACCTGTGTAAATATAATTGTATTCTTTAGCTGCGGCAGCTCTTAATCCTGCTGCATTAGATGCTTTAGCAGAACTTGCTGCTGTTACAGCTTCATCAACTTCGTATGGAACAACACTAAACACATAAACTTTAGGCTTGCGGCCCATTGTAGCTTCTGTTAGTTTACTTTCTTCAAGATAAACCTGTGTGTCAATTCTAAACCATTTAGACATTCCATTTTTTGTTTCCTCTGTTGATTTAACCATTGCATATTCAGTTTGTAATACTAACTTTTCAATAATAGTAGTAATTTGTTCGTTAGCCTTAAATTGATGTTCTCGTACTGCTCCTGAAGGTTGTGCTGCTTGGGCAGCAGTATCAACTAGTCCGGTTTCGTCATCTGTAACTGCTTGTGCATCTACAGCTGGTGTGTTGCCAGGTGCATTTGTATTAATTGTTACTGGACTTAGACCAATTTCATTCATTAAGTCTGTATTTTCAGCAAAGCTTTTAATTATATTAAAAATATTTGTTGATTGTTTAATTACTATGTTATCTAAACTTTCTGGCGTAGCATTAGATTCGTTTAGATCAGGATTTTTATGTTGGCCTTTTTCAGCAGCTTGTTTTTCTGCTGTAGTAGTAAAAGATTCTTCATCAATTGTTTTTGATTTTAATGCATTTCGTATTGCTGCTTCATCTTTTGGAAATGCTATAATATATCTATCATAAGGAGCAAGTGCTCCAGCTTCTTCTAAGTTTTGTATTTGACCGTTTATTCCTGCTGTAATTGACGCATCATTTGTTTCAAGAATTTCGTGTAGTTGCTTTCCATATGCTGTAATTGATGTTTTAATTTTATTAATATTATCATCTAATCCTGTTTCAGCCATTGGTACTGCTGTAACTGCATATCGACTACCTTGGCCGGAGACATTAAATTCCATATTAACAAGTTTAATAGGTATAAAAATAGGCTCTGTAACAAAGTTAGCATCTGAGTAGCCGTCTAAATTCCAGCCAACAAAATCTATTCTTAAACAAAAAGGAGCTTGTAGATAATTAGATTCACCAGATTCGGCAGCTGATCCAATAACAGCTTGAATAAAATTTCCCATACTATAAGGTTCAGTTACATTAAACGTAAGTGCTGTTCCTAATGTTACCCTAGTGTTTGGATTAGGAGCAATTACGCCTTCTATGTTTAGATCATCAATATAGTATTCTGCATGGGTTGTTGTGCCATCGTTGTGATGATTTCCTGCAACGTTGCCGGCTACCTCGTCAGCAACTTGATATCGTTTTTCTAAGTTGCCGCCACCGCTTTGTATTATATAACTTTTAAAACCGCCTGCTGTTCTAATTACACCAGGATCATTATATTCTTCTGCACTTAATATACCTAGTGAAATTTTATAATTAACACCATTATGATTTCGTAAAGGATTAGGAACTCTACTAGCAGAAGAATCGTTACTTTTATACGGATCTGGCCAAGCATTATCTACAAATTCATCGTATGCAGAATTGTCTAGCTGATCTCGATACTGTGATAATTGTAATGCGTTATCTTCTCCAGTTAATCCTGCAAGGTCAGCTGCTCCTCGCTCGATTATTTTTAAAGGGTTATCAAGTAATCCAGTTAACTCTTCGGCATCACCTATTAGTCCTTGGAGTTTATTTTGAAGTGCGCCTAACACGCCGCTTGCTCCTAACAACCCTCCTATAGCTGCGCCTTTTCCGCCATCAAGTAATCCGCCTACTACGCCGCCTAGTAATGCTGCGCCAAGTTTATTAGTACTTAATGATCCGCCTAGACCGCCTGGTATTTTTCCGCCTACGCTTGCTCCAACTTTTGCACTAACTGTGCTGACTGCTGTATTGACTGCTGAATTAGCTGTACTCTTAACTGCTGCATTTAAATTGAACGCTGGCATATTATATTCCTAAAGTGTTTCTTAATGCAGAATGATCAGGCAAGAATATTTTCGTGCCTGCAATAAAATCAAAAACAGGATCTTTTAATACATCTAAATTACGCTGTGCAAATACCCACCATAACTCTTTTCTGCCGTATGTAATATGTGCAAGTAAGTCAGGACGATATGTGTATTCAGGAGTTATTGTAAAAAGAATATCTTTTCCACTTACTGGCACTGGTCGTGGTTTTAGTATGTCTAAATAACCTTGATTAGTTACTGGCGTATTTGCATACGGACTTAAATTGTTTCTCATTATACAAATCCCTCCGGTCCATTTATATGACCGCCGTTAGCATATGCAGATAAACTAAAGCCTGCTGCTGATCTTCTTGCGTATTGCGGTTGTAATGTAACTGTTATTGAACTTTGTGTAGGCACATAGTTTTGATGCCCGTCTACACTACACTCAATATAGTCAACATCAACAGGCAAGTCTGTTGTAAAATTTGTTATTACAACAGGAATATTATTTAATACATGTTTGCCGTAACCGTTAAGTCTGCAAACAACAGGTGGATTGCCAAGTGGTTGGCTATTACCGTAAAACATCTTTGTTGCGCTTCTTAAAAAGTGTAGGCATGCTAACCAATACCTTGCATCATTTTCATTTTCTTGATAAAAATCGCCTGTAAGTGTAATTGCATCTACTTGACTATTTTCATATGCATTATAAGCATAATTTGTATGTGTTGGATGCACTTGAGAGTAACTTGCACTGTGACT